CCGTTAAAAGATCCACTTCCAAAAGTTGTGTTTAAGAAAACATCACCTTGATCATCCAATCTTAAAATAGGATCTACATTTAATCCAGAAGACAAACCAAAATCAAGATATTGTTTTGTGCTACTAATAAATGTACGGTCGGCACTAGTGTTATCAACAGTAGTATCACCAGCATTTAATGTTACAATTTCCGCAGTAAGTTCTAAACTATTTCCTCCGGTTGTGATAGTATCAATGTTTGTAAAATCTAATGAACTTACAGAAAGTTGTAAAGTGTTTACATTATTATTATAAAAATATAAAATATTCTCGTTTGCTGCAGGAGCAGTTTCAGGAATAATGTATGTATTTCCATCGACATCTCTTACACCACCAAGGGAAGACCAGTTAGTACCACTATATCCTTCAAATTGTAAAATTTCTGTATTGAATCTAATAGAACCAGGACCAGCTGGCGCAAGATTTTTTGCATTATTATCACCTGCAGGAATTCTAAAATGAGTATTGGAATCAACAATAGTTTGTTTTCCTGGATTTGGTTTAAAAATTAAATCTTCAATAAGAGAAGAAATTTCATTAGAACTAATTTTAATTTCAGAGTTAACAATTAGAGGACAGTCTTTATTGGGACCAACTCTAACTTCTTCTGCTTCATTAAAGATAATTGGAGAAACTGCAATTTGACTCCAAGTTAACTGTGCTGTTCCATTATTTTGAGTACCAGTAATATGCACAGGTTCACTACCAGATGTTGCTGTAGTTCCATCAGAAGTTACTTCATATAAATTATTTCTGTACTTAATATACTGACCAGTTGTTATTGGAGTATTTGCCGCCCATTCTGTATATGCCGGAATCCCAAGTCTAGGTGATGCAAGTTCTTTTACACCTTCAAAACGTAACTGATTTTTAGTTAATTTTAATGTATTGATACTATCATTATAAAAATACAAAGTATTATCATTTGCCCCTGTAGTAAGCTCTGCTAGAATATAAGTATTACCATCAATATCACGAACTCCACCTAATGATGACCATGATTGTGTTGAATCATTGTATCCTTCATACTGACCAGAATCGGTATTGAATCTAATAGAACCATTGGCACGAATGCCAGCTGGAGGTCTTTCTAGAGTAGTTCCAGAAGGAATGTTTAGTGAAGTTGAAGAATCAATTGATATACATCTAGTTGAGTATGGTTGCAATACAAGATCATAACCAGATAATGTTTTAATTTGATTATTTTCAACAATAATTTGATCGTTAGAATTAAATCCCCCTAATGCTTTTACTGATCCTGATGTAGATACATCTCCATCAGAAGATGCCACAGTAAAAAAGTTACCTACTAAAAAATTTGATTGTGATTTAATATCAGTACCAGTTAGTAATAGTTGATTATTGCTAGAAACAACTGGAGTGTTTACACTTGCGGTTGATGTTATTGTTGCTGCATTAATAACATTAGAAACTGTTAAATCTCCTACAGTGGCAGTTGTGGAAATAATGTCAGTTAGAGTATTTCTTCCTTCTACAATATCAAATTTAATGTTTTCTACCTCTGTAATTTGATTTACATTAATAGAAAGACCGCTTCCAAATACTTTTGGATTGTTTGTGTCAATCGTAAGTAAACCTTCTTCCCCATCTTCACCTCCCATATTTGGGTGAATACCACAATAGTAATATAAATTTGGAGTTAAATCTGATATTTTTATAGTTTTTGTATTGGAACCACTTACCACACCATCTGTATATGGGACACCCGCGAATGATAATGTAGAAGATCCATTACTAGCAGGAAACTCTGTTATTGTTAAAGTGGTAGCATCAACAACAGTATCTACAAAAGTATTACTCGCTACTTGACCAGCATCACTTACTCCAGATTCTACACTCATTCCAGCAAGAATACCGGAAGTATCTGCTAATGTAATTGTCTTAGATGATGTTGATAGAGTAGCACTAGTAGATATTAAACTTGGTGTATTAGGTCCATCTGGAAATTGACTAAAAATAAATGGATGTCCAGTTACAGTAGAATAGTCAAAGATGTATGTGTTTCCTGAGTATAATGTTAAATCTGGAGTTAGATTTCCATCAATAAAAAATTTATTACTATTAACAGAAGTATCTACAGTGTAGTCAACAGATGTTCTTGCTAATGTTAATACATCTCCATTTACGTATGATCCTTGTTCTATGAACACTGATGTAATATTACCACCACTTTCATTTACTTTGAAGATACTAATTGTAAGTGGTTGTGGTAGTCCACCTGGGTTGAATTCAAATGTATCTGATGCTAAAATAGATCCAGCAGAAATTGTTCCTGAAAACACTAATTCTGTTACAGGATTAACAGTTACTGCTAGTGATGTTGGTTGTACTAAATCAAAAGGTGATACTGATAATACGTCTCCTTTAATATATCCAAATCCTGGATTATTTACAGATACAGAATCGGTAATTCCGAGAGCATTAATTGTATAAGTCCATGGAGTATTTGTGTTATAACCAAATGCTGGAGTAAATGTTAGTGTTGCAGATCCTGCTAATGACGGCGATTGATTTAATGTAAGAAGACCGTTGGATGAATTATATGATACAACAGTTGTGTTTGATGTGAGAGTTCCAGGACCAGCTGATGTGGTTACAATATCACCATCTGAAATTGCAAGACCAGTACTAATTGTTGTTTCCTCCAAAGTTCCTTGAGAGGAAATTGTTAAATTTGCCGAACCATCTCCAGTTGGATTTTGGTCTAGTGTAATTGTACTATTAACACTGTCTACTGATTGAACTTCTGTTCCGGGGAATAAAGTTCCTGTTGACCCATCTTCAACAGTGATAAACATTCCTACAACTATTCCTGCCGTGCTCGGAACAGATACAGTTGCATCTACAGTACTTAAAGTAACAGATACATTGGAAATTGATGATTTTAACGCAGCGGATTGTCCAGTAATTTGTCCTGGTAGTGTTAAAACATCTCCTAGTTGATAATTATTTCCTCTATCTGTCCATTGTAAATTTATAATTGATCCAGATTCTGCATCAACAGTATATTCAAATCCAGATCCAGTACCTCCAACATCAGCATTATTAACTGATAGAACATCTCCAATTTGATAACCGCTACCTTGGTTTGTAAATGTTAACCCGACAACATTTCCAATCGCACCAATAGTGATAGTGCCAGTTGCATTAGATCCATTTCCTCCTAATAAAGCAACATCATTATAAATTCCTTGTGTATACAGAGTTCCTGCATTTGTCACAGAACCACTAATTGAGGATACACTAAAATTTACAGTTGCCCCAGTTCCATTGCCACCAGAGAGATTAACATTTTGAAAACTTCCACCAATATAATCTACACTATATGCGTTAATATCTCCTGCATGAGCAGTAATATCAACATCTACAGTTGCCGCAGTACCAGAACCACCAGTTAGTAAAATGTCTGTATACGAACCTCTATCATAGTTTGAACCAACACTAGATATCGATAATCCAGAAGTTATTAATGATTTTTTCTTAAAATCTAAGAAAGAAAAAATACTAATACTAGAATTATTGTATTCAAAGATTTTTTTATCTCCTGATACAAATCCCACAGTTTTAATATCAGATTTAAACAAACCCAAAGAACTGTCATTAATAAAAGCTAATGATGGCAAACCTATAGTGCCATCACCTAACCTCAAGTTGCCTGTAGCGAGATCACTACCGCCAGCAGTAACGTTAAAAATTTGATCACCAATTTGATTAATTTTGATCCTTTGTTTTTCAAAGGTATCAGTTCTAGCGACATTAATTGCTGGCATTTTTTATTAACTCTCTAAGTAGGGATTTGATTTCAGAGACTTCATCCTTCAACATATTTATGTCGTCCAACGCGGAATTTAACTGTCGCTGCTTGCGTCTTGCCTGGATAGCAGAATCGCTGTGATTGACTATGGCACCTGAGGTCTCGTCTCTGACAAGACCATCATGCCCTTTAACTTTAATATAACCCATACGCGGAAGTTAGAATGCAGCAACTGCACGAATATCTTGAATCTTCGGAACATATGCAGGATCATTTCCTTTCATGACAATCTTAACAGCAAATGACGAGAACTCTGGAAGATCTGCTACGCTGTAAGTAATATCCTGATAAGATTCTTGTTTCTCAATTACACTCGAAATGCTATTTTCAGGGGTAGCAATTTCTAGAGAATTTGGTTGACCGGTGCCATTGAAGTATTCCCAATCAATATCCTCAAAATTTTCATTACTGGATGCTTTTTTGAATTTGTATAAAACTTCAATATCAGAAAGATCTCTAATATTCAAAGTTAAATGAACATCAATTGCGGTAGCTGGATTTGAAATAGCAACTTCCTTTGTAATATATTTGGCAATAGAAGAACTATTTCTAGAAGTAAGTTCTGAAACGAATTCAGAACCATTGCTATATGTCATAGTGCCAACTTCCAAGAAAAGAACTTCATCAGCAGGTTGATTTGGATATGATACAATATCACCCACACGGAAGATATCAGAAACTTGGTCAACTAATTGTGCTTTTCTAGCATATGCATCATTGTCTTGGATTCTTCCATTAAAATCTCCAGCAATAGGTTGAGTGTCAGTCCTCAATGTCAATTCTTGTGTTCTATCATTCCAAATTACTGCTTTACCAGTAATAATATTGTCATAAGTTTCTACTGGTGTAGCTGGATTTCTTGCTGTAATTGTGGCAGCATCAGGAATTTCCTGGAAATCTTGAATTGGATTGGTATCAACAATTGCTCTTGGAACATCTACACTATTGACAGTTTCAATTAGTGTTGGTTGGTTTCCTAAAGTAACTCTTTCTCCTTTCTGGAAGAACTGTGAAGTTTTTAGTTTTACCCAAATTGTATTTCCACTAACTTTTGCAATCTTACCAACTGCTTTAGAGTTGTATCCTTCAATTGCTTGATCATTTTGGATAGTAACTCCAGTAATGTTAGAAACAGTAAACGAGTAGATTGGATAAAATTCAATAACTTGATCTCTTCTTCCATAACGATCTTCCTGTCCATATGCTTTTTCTATTCTGTTAGTAGATGTCTTCACACTGGAGGTTGAGAGATCCACAACAGGTGAAAGATGTGATACTGTAGAAGATAGTTCTAACTTATATGATAGAGAATTTGTTAAATCATTTAATATTTCATTAATACTCGAAGAAACAAATTTTTGATTAGTAAAGTAATGAGGTTCATTTAAGAAAGTTTTTTCATAATCAGACTGATCATAAGAATCATAATTAATTTTGGAAGCATCTACTGCAATGACATTCGTAGTTTTTACCGTAGATTCTAACTTAGTTCCAGTAAAAGTTAGATATTGCATTTGTGGATATAAAGTTTCGTATTTCCTGTTATAAGAAGCATAAACTTTATCTCCCCCACCTATAATATTTCCAGAAGCAGAAATAGATGATGTGATATCATACGTATCAACTCCACTATTAGAAATCTGGAATAATGTGTTGTTTAAAATATCAGATGTTATACCACCGGTTTCTAGTGCTGTTCTATAGAAAACATAAGAATCTCCAAGAGTTTCAAATCCATGATCTCTGTGATTAACACGTACAATATTGTTATTGTTTCTAAACAATAACGAAGTTGCATTTGTGTTTGCTGTAGCACTGGTTTGGAATGGATTTTTTTCGAGAAGTTCATATCCCAAATCTTCATTCGTCAGAACTAACTCTGCAGTTCTTGTAATATCAAACTCTGCTCTATACATCTTAAATTTGATATCTTCAAAATTATCTTCCGTCCAATTCTCAGTGTTCTGAGATCTGTAAACAGAACCAAGCGAGGGTTGTGTGGTGATAACTGTGCTTGTGGCAATATCTGTTTCGCCAAGTCTTGATACCCATAGTTCATAATCTATCGAATCTGTTTCAACAGCAAGAGCATATTCAGTATCATTTTGTAAATAAACAGGATGATCGAAAGAGAAATGTGTGGGTGTAGTAGAGTTTGTGAGACCCTCGGAATCAATTGCTACGCCCATTCTAACGGCAGGGGTATCAATCTCTATGTCAGTTTCAATAACACATCCTCCAGCGCCATTTCCAACGCCTCTGACGACTACTGATGGTGGTTCTGTGTATCCAAAACCAGTCAATGAAATTTCTGTGTTATAAATTTTACCACCAGAAACTTCTACTCGTGCAGTTGCAACTGATCCTCCTGGAAGTTGTGGACTCTCAATTGAAATGATGGCACTATCATAATTTAATCCAGGGTTTAGAATTTTAACAGCAGAAACTTTTCCACTATCTTTTGCAATAGTCAATACCGAATTTGTTCCTTGGGTATTATTTGATAAGATTACTGATGGTATAATCAAACTTTCATTTTGATTGAAAGAACGACCATTATGGTTATCTAGAACCATGGTGTAAACTTGTTCATTTGTCAGTAGATATCTTCCTGAAGAGGAAGGCACCAGGTCAACGCCATTTTTATCAATAATTTTGGCAAGAGGACCACTTGCAGCAGAAGTAGAACCAGTAATTGATTCTCCCTGAGTCAAGTAAACATTTCCGTTAGTAAAAATTTTAAGGAAAGTAAATGGGGATATAACTTTTTCTGTGCCAGGAATAATATTTTTTCCTGGTTTATCTGAGTCTACATTTGTCAAATATACTTTAACTGGAATTTTATTACTTTTTTTATTAAAGTATAGATCAAGACCAGTTGTAAATATACCTCCCTCATAGTTTTCAACTTTAAATGTCTGAGCAAGTGGATTTGGTCTTACAGGATTATCGGTATTGCTATCTATGAATTGAACACCTTCATTTGCTTTAAAGAAAGATGGTTTCGTTGAAACAATTGTTCCTGGATTTTCTGGCAAAATACCAGTTGCATAATATTTAACTTCTGCATAGGTAGCTACAGTGGACTTCTCTTCATCTGTAGAACTAGAAGTAAATCTAAATGTTTTGATACCTGCTGCAATTTTTACTTCTTCTCCAGAAGAATCATATGATAAGGTATCTACATCTCCAGTCCAAGTTGTATTTTCTTCTGGTGGAAGACCAGCAGGAATAACAATAATACCACTAGCATTTCCATCATCATCTGTAGTTACTGGTCCATTAAAAGCAGATGGAGAATTACCAGCGATCCCAGTAAATCTGAGATCTGGATTTACCCAACGACTAATATTCCTACCTTCCAAAAAGACAGAAATAGTAGTATTTGGTTTCAGTCTTCTAACAACAAACTTAACTGGAATACTTCTAGCAAAGAACTGCAAAGCAGAAGATACAGAATTTCCTCTTATAGTCTTAGTTTGAACTCCTTTCGCAACATCATTATTTTTCGGACTGATGTTTGAAGAACTAGCAGTGGACGCTAGTTTTACTTTTGACTGTGAATCTTGACTGTTAATACTACCAAGAGAATTAATCGAAGAGAAAGATGGTGATGAACCAACCCAGTTAATTACAAAAGAATTATACAAACTAGAAAAACTTTCTTTTACATTTTCTTTAGATAAGAAAATTTTGTATAGATCAGTATTAGTATCGACAACTAGTGGTTCTTCTGTGGTATCATACCATTGATCAATGCTTGGTGATAAAACAGAATCTCCAACATATTGAAGAACAACAAATGGATTTGGATTTAGTGTTTTTGATGCAAAATTATTACCAATAAATTCTAAATTGGAATATGGCAGAGTAACTATATCTCCGGATTTTTTGTATCCAGAAACAACTCTTTGATCTTCTCTAGTATTTACTTCTTTAAGTATAAAAGAATCTTCTTTTGATTGTGGACGTAAGACTGATTGCTGAGAATCAATAGAACACTGATAATCTAATGAAGTTAGATTTCCTGTTCTGTGTGATTCAAAATTGTCTACTAAGAAACCAGACTTAAATCTATCAAATCCAATCTCATCTTTAACTTGCATATTCAATGCCTGTTGTTCTAGAACACTAAGCGTGGTATAGTATTCAAGTCTCTCAATACGTTTTTCTAGTTTGCCGATATCACGCATTGTATAACGACGATTATCAACAGGAGTAATTCTTACATCTTTACTATTTTGTGTGAATGCAGGAATATATGCATAGAATAAAGGAATCGCATCATCAACAGGATCTGGTTTTGATGGATTGAGTGAAGAATTGCCTTCTTTAATAATAAATTTACCATTCTTGTTAAGAAATACACCGTCGATTCTGTCTAGGTATTGAATTTGACTGAACGATAATGTATACTCTAAATTCGTATCTGATGCAGGACTAGAAGAAATAATGGCACCAGCACCAGCAAATGGACCAATTGATGATGCTAAAGATGCAGTATCTTGGAAACCAGCAATAGATGCGGTAGTATCTACTTTAGGTCTAAAATCTAGAATATTTTTAAGATTAATAATACCATAAACAGATGAATTAAACGATGGGATTTCATCTTCAGTTACTCCCGCTTCGTGAATATAACTATCGACGGTACAAAAATCTCCAGCAGAATGCTCAAAGTAATCGAAAGCAATTAGAAGTTGTCCAGTAGTCTGTTCATATCCTGGTTTTAAAACTAATCTAGAAACATCATAAACAGTGTCTCTTTGACCATTATCGAATGTGAATCTATCTGTAACATCAGAACCAGAAATTAAACTTCCTGCAGAATCTGCTTGAGGTGGTTGAGTAGCACTACCTTCATAAACATATCTAAGTTTATAAGCATCAGAATATGAAAGTGTTTCAACAACTTCAGTGTCGTAATTAATACCTCTAAATGGAATTACTCTATCACCACTGGAAGTAATTACAATTCTTCTATTTTCTACAGAAGTTTTTAATCTTGGTTTTGCATTCTCTACTTCTAATGTGGCAGTCAGTTTTAACTTTGGATAAGTTCCATTTGATGGAATTGTTCCAAAATATGTTGTTGGCAATTTCAGACTAATGCTTCCGGCAATAAGTCCACTACTGGTATCAGTAGATGAACTAATTTCTACTGCATCTTTATCGATATAAACAATATCTCCTGTATGTACATTAGGAGAATCACCTGGATCTAGAACAGTAATGATGTAATTTTCTTCTGTAAAAGCAGCGAATCTTTGTGTTCCAAATGGCAATTGTGCAGCAAATGTAATTACACCACCGGAAGTAGCCGCAGTAGTTACAAAATCTCTACGGAAAAAATATTTAATTTTAGTTTCTTCTGGTGTTGAAGAAATCTGTTTAATTTGATTACTTCCGGTTGGATAAATCAGAGTTCCTTGATTTGCATTTCCAACTCTAGGACGCAAACGTACAATGCTAGTATTAACAACATCACCAGGAAGCATTGTATCTAGATAGATTCTGGTCTTGAATGCTCCTTGTTTTATCGTTGCATACTGTATAGTAGAACGTACTAGATTATTATCCGTATCAGAGAATTGAATGATGTCGCCCTGTTGAAGCACATTACTAGCATCTGCATTAAAACTAGTAGATTCAATAAAGTTATATCCTTTATCTCCAAAGAAAGTAAAATCGGTAATAGATTTAATTTCTGCAAATTCTGCATCATCAACTACAACATCTGCAGTGAATACATTTTCTCCAGCAGATCCATACTTGGCAGAAACTGATTTTACATTTTGCGGAGTATATGTTGTTATTGCATTTCTAGTTAGAACTGCTAAAATAACTGCACCTTGAGCTGGTGTCGCAGAACCATCAGGTTGCTTTACAGTTACTGCTGGTGGTTGTGCATATTCTGTAGATAAAGCAGACTTATTTTTAATCTCTGCTCTATAAAAAGCACCGCTGTTCAATCTTGCCAGATCAACAACAGAATTGTCATATTCAACACCATTGATTACAATGTTTGAATTTTCTGCATATCCAAGACCAGGATTAGTTACAATAAAATGAGATACTGTATTATCCTTTGCAATTTTAACTACATTTCCACCTTCATCCTTGATGGATTCTCCGGATTGAAATCTACCAGATAGAGTTTTTATGAACAACAGTTTTCCTACGGAATATACTCCGGAAGGACTACCTTCAACAACTCCATATGCTCCAGATTTTAAACCAAATATGTATTTGCCAATTCCAAATGATCCTTGT